TGTGCGAACGAGGCGTATTTGCCGAAACCGTTCTGGTTCAGTTCCATGACCTTCTTGTTGAAATCATCGAAACTGATCGACCCGTTTTTCATGGCCTCATACAGGTCGTTTGAGTTCTTCCCTGCGCCCAGCATGGCCTCGGCCACTTGGTTGAGCTGGCCCGGCATGGCGGCCTGAATCGAACGCCATGCCTGCATGTCCACTTTGCCCGCACTCAGCATTTGCGTGTACTGGGTGAGCGCGTTCTCCTGCTCCATCGTGCTTGCACCGCCTGCAAGCATGGCGTTGTTGAACGCCAAAGCGATGTCGGTGGCCTCGTCGAGGTTCGAGGTCAGTGGGGCGAGCTGCTGGACCATGCCGGTCATGGCCGAGCTGGTGGTGGGCAGACCGTCGAGCGCGTTCGTGATCTTCCTGATTGAGGCGGCCGCGTCCTCTGAACTGTACCCGAGGTTTTTCATGACCTTCGGGAAGTTGTTCATCTGGTCGGCGCGGTCAACTGCGGAACCAAGGCTGGACGTGACGACGGACGCGACCTTGCTGAACACGTTGGACGTGATGCCGGCCACGGCTCCGACCTTGGAGGCGAATCCGACGGACAGTCCCTTGCCGATGCTCTGTCCGGTCTTACTGCCGGTGGTTTTGGATGCGTCGCCGAACGCTTTTTCAATGGCCTTGCCCACGCCATCCATGGAGGGCACGATGGGCACATATGCGGTGGCGAGATTATAGGCCATTGTTTCGCCTTCCTCTGTTCGGTTATGGTTGTCCGGTCTGCGGCCGGTTCTCCACACGGTTCACGGTCGTGAACCGTTGGCTCATGAATCGGTCGAGCTGTTCGACGCTCATGCCAACGGCCTTGATGGTGCGCGTGCGACGGATGGTGTTGCCATCGGGTTCTGGGTTCTCTGATCCGGCTTCCATGGCCGGGCCGGTTGCTTCCGGCGTGGCGTGGTGTTGGCCGGGGCGTGGCAGCGGCCGGGGTTGCGGGCCGCGTTTCCTCGGGTCGCCGTTTGCCCAGATCCACTGGTTCATCTGTTCGATGCGCAGCACGGCCAGATACTGGTCGAACGTCCACGCGCGCGGCGTGTCCAACGTCTGCCAGACGAGTGAGCCTGCGGGGAGGTTCGCGGCCAGTGCGGCCGTCTCCGACGGGCCCAGGTCGTACACGCCGAGCCCGTACTCCCTTCTCATGTCCGCCGCCAACTGGTCGGGGCAGCGGTCGAGAAGGAGCACGAGCGTCATGAGTTTGGGAAAGCCTTACCCATCTCCTCGAACAGCTCGGTCAGGAAGGTGCCCATGGTTTCGCCGTCGATGCGCCCGTCTGCGCCTCGCAATCCGTTCTTGACCTTGTCGTATGAGTCGCCGAGAAGTCGGCGTAGGAATGGGATGATCTGCAAGGCGTTGCCCTTCGGGTCAGCTTGAAGGTCGTAGAGCGATTCCATGAACTCCCAATCGTCCAAAACCTTCGGGTCGATATCGATATCGATTCCACGGACGTTGACACGGCGAACCGTATTCTTGGACTGCTTGTGGTCCTGTGGATGGCTGGCAATCTGGTTGGCGTTTGTGTTGCGGTGGCTTCGGTTGCGTGACATTCTGATTCTCCTTGATAAAAAAAGCGGTTCTCTCCTTGACGGTTAAAAAAGGGTTCCCCTCGCGGCAAGGAGAGAATGAAGGAATCCGCGAGGGGACGTGTTGGCTAGTCGAGCCGGTGGATGCGCGGGGTCAGGTCGATGTCCACGGTCTTCCCTTCGGCGACGAAAAGGCTGACCCCATAGTCGGCGGCTTCGAGCTTGACGGACGCGCCGCCCAGCTGGGAGGTATTATTGCCGTCGAGGAACCGACATCCGTAATTCCAGCCATTGCTGTTGTCGCACGTGAGCATGTAGGTGCCAGCGTCCAGTCTCACGGATGCGTCGACCTGCGCCCACGTGGTCGCCGTGCCCTTCACGTGCACGGTGTGCCCGTCCCTGCTGGTGAACGTGACGCCGTTCATGGTATAGGGCAACAGGGAAGCGAACGAGGGCACGAGGTTCGCTAGCTCATAGCCCCCCCTCAAGGCTTGTGACATCGGGTTTCATCCACTCGTGCGCGGTGTCGCCGGATTCCAACTGGACTCGGATGTCGCCGTCCTTCGCGGTGGGCGTGGCCTCGGTGGCGAGGATTTCGAAGCGCAGGCTGACGGTGCCGGCTGGGACTGTCCCGGCATTACCCGTGTTAATCTGGGCACCCAGTTGACCACCTTTGGCGTCAAGGCATTTGACGGAGACGGTCAGACCGTCGATACTGGTGGTCCTGCTCAATGTCACGGCACCATGTACCGGGCAGGGGAACGTCCATCGAATGCCCGCCCACTGGCTTGAGGCGGTGCCGGTGACATGCAGCGAGCCGTCACTGTTAACGATGGCGGTCAAACCGTTGCCCTCGGCGGGACCGTAGGCGAGCAGGTTACGGGATTTGACCGTGACCGGCACCTTTTTGCTGATGTTCGGATTGGTTGTCGACTTGATGGCGATTGTGGTGGTTCCGGGTTCCACACCGGTGACGCTTACCCCACCACTAAATACTTCATCAGCCATGGTTCACTCCTTTTCGAGAGATCGATGCGATGGTCGGGTCCGCGACCATGGCGGTCACCGTCTGGTCCGCGCCCTCCGGCAGCACCTTGGCGTCGAGGCCCGCGGTCTCGCCGACCCTGAGTGTCAACGACTCGGGCGTGACCTGGATGCCGGTGGGTTTGGACGGCAGCGGGGCCGGCAGCACGGCCTCGCCCTTCGCACGCGCATACGAGCCATTGACCGTGCAATCCACAACAGTGACCACCTGACCGGTCTTGCCGTTTACCTGACCGTCCAAGGGGAACACGGTCCAACCGAACGCGAGGTCTACCACCGTGGCGCTTTCAACAACCGGTTTCGCGTCCGCGCTGGTTATCTTGTATCGACGCTGAAGGCCGGATGCTGGAGCCTCCGACACATTGACCGTCTGGCCCCCTTCACGGGCCGAGACCGTCACAGTCAGAGGCGTCAGCCTTTTGGGATGCCGATATATTCGATGGAGGTGACACCATCGCCCATGTCGTTCGCGGCCACAGTGAGGTCATAGCCGAGCACGTCGCTCGAATGCATCTGGCGGTCGCCGAATTCGGAACGGGTTGCGGAACCGATGACGACACGGTCCTTCACGTTGCCGGTTGCAACGATCTCGAACACGAGCGAGACCGGTGTATCGTCGGGCATCTGATGCTTGATGACCATGCTCTTGTCCTTGCCGGTCACCGCGTCGTTGCCGTAGCGCATCTGCGCCGCTGCCTTGCGCAGGAACTCGATGAGCACGAACTTGTAGGATTCGGCGTAGCTGGAGATGACCTTCATCACGGTCGTACCGTTCGCGTCCTTGACTTCGGCGGTGTCGGTGTCAGTCGTGTTGGTGATGCCGTCCTCCGACAGGTAGCCGATGAGCTGGAAAGCGGGGTCGAGTGCGCTTTCCGAATCGGTGGGCAATGCGGTGCCGACGGGTGCCGCGTACGCGTAGCCGCCGACCTTGAACTTGCCGAACGACACGTTTGTGGAATCGTTCTTCGTTGTTGTTTCATTAGCCATGATTAGGCCCTTTCTGGAAATGATGCTCATTCGTCGGTCTTGACGGTGAGCTGGATGAGTATCTGGTAGCGTGGCCGTCCGTCCGGCATGGGGAAGTCGGTCAGGCCGGTGATATCCCAATCGGCCACCTCGGGCAGTTCAACGATGCGTTTCAACCGTGGCAGCACGAGACGCTGTGCCACGTCCGAAGCCTCCCAGCGTGAAGCGGCCCACACCTGCACAGCGATCAATGGTCTCGACACGAACCGGCCTTCCGAACCTCCCGTGCGTTCCACGGTGACGAACGGGATACGGTTCGTGGCGCTGGATTCGGCGGGAACCTCGAAGCTCGCGGGATAATCCTTGAGTTCGGGTGCCGCGTTGAGCCAGTCCATGACCAGCTTCTCCGCGTTCATCAGCCGCCTCCCAACGCCTTGGCGAGCGTGTCGCGCACGGCGTTATCGATGCGCGCGGCGAGATTATCCGTATGCACGAGCACCGTCGCGCCCTTCTCGTTCGCCCGCGGGCCCTCCGCCGTGTACGACGGCTGCCCCGCGTGAGTCGGCGCGGCCATGGAGTTGGCGCGGGCCGCGATCTTCTGTGCCTCCGACAAGGCGGCGCGAGCGCCCTCGTTGCGCCTGTACGCCTGGAATGCCGAATAATGCAGTTTCACCCGTTTCATGCACTATCCCTCCGCGTCGGTGACTTCGACCGTGAGATTCCATGCAGTCGGCTTCATGCCGCCGCCCAATGGCCTCGGGTCTCCGATCACCTCGTAGTCATGTGAATTGATGCGCACACTCGCCCCGCGCAGACTCCGGTATGCGTAGCTGCGGGGGAAGAGGCAGGTGAATGCAACGGTCACGCCGTCAGGTCGAATCGAGTCGGTGGCGTTGCTCATCGCGCCTGGTGAGACGAGCACGTTGTCCACCGACTCGATATCGACCTTCGTGACTGGCGAGCCGCCGGGGTCGGTCTCGCCGGTCGGCGTGTAGCGCACCACTTTCACGGTCTCGCCCCTCATGACGCCTCCCCGTTTGACAGGTCGATGCTGTAGAAGCGTTGGCCGGTGAGCCTGAGCGCCTTCTTCTGCCCTTTGGACAGGTAGAATTCGCCGCGAGGGTTCGCGAATGTCATGGACTGGGTGAAATTGCCCGCCGTGAGGCTGAGATTGCTGGCACCGGTGGTGTCGAAACCAGCGCCCTCGGTCTGCATGTCGGATGAGATCGCGTCCTTGGCGAGCTCGCAGGCGATGCGTTCAAGCGTCGCCTGCGATATGTTCCGCCAATCCGGGCATTGTTCGCGGAGGAACTGCGAGGCATCGGCCAGACGCTGATCCACATAATCGGGGTCGTCCGGCATCTGCTTCCAGCGTTTGGCCAATTCCAAATGCGTGGCAAATGGGTTTTCTTCCGTTTCATCGACCATGACGGCCTCCTTAATGTCAGAATGCGATGATGCCGAAGCCGCGTGCTGCGGCCAGCAGCATGTCCGCCTGCGCCCGTTCCGCGTCGGTGAGAGGATGCCACCGGGCTTCCAGATCCTCGTGAGGGGCGAACACGGTATTGTCAGTCATCGGACACCACCGTGGCGATGGACTTGTCAGCGACAGTCGCGGTCACCGTCTGGTCTGCGCCCTCCGGCAGGACACGTACCGTCACATTGGTTGTTTCGCCGGCTCGAACGGTGACGGTTTCAGGACTGGTCTCGATGGATTGGGGTGCCGGCGTCACCCTTTTGGGGCTGCGATCACGAAGGCGGGGAAGCGCTTCGTCTTGTCGGGCTGCACGTCGTTGATGGGGTTGGCGATTTGGAAGCCGACGCGGAACACGACTCGCATGGCGACGCAATCCTGCTGGGCGAGGTTCAGAATCACCTTGCCGTTATCGTCCGAGATAACCGACTGGTCAAGCATCTTGTAGGTGATGTCCTGACGGATGCCGACCACGAAGTTCGACCAGTCCGCGCCGAGCAGCACGGCCTTGGTGGAATCCCACGCGCCGTTGTCGACCTCGTTGAGATCGAAGCCGTAGAGGGTGGACGGCGCGCCGGAGGCGAGCGAGGGCACGTAGATCGGGGTGCCGTTGGTGTTACGCAGGCCGATAAGCTCCCAGTTCAGGCCCGGCTTGCCGGCGAAGCCGTTCATGGCGAAGCCCTGTTCGGCGAGCTTCTGTCCCATGGAGGCCACGTCCTTGGCGAGGTCCTTGCCCTGGGTGAACGTGTTGCCCGCCGTGATGGCCTGCGGGATGATGCCGTCCGGGAAGCTGGACGGCTTGTCCACGCCGAAAAGGGTCGCCTGGTCCAGCTTGTAGCCGAGCGCGGAAGCCAGACGCGGCATGACCTCCGGCCAGATTGGGATGCCGGAATCCGCGATAACGGCTTCGGGGATGGGCACGATGGCCGCAAGTTCCTCGGCCGTGATGCTCAGGCCCGACCACTTCATCTTCGTGGTCTGTTTCAGGCCGGTATCACCGCCCACCCAGTAGGCGATCGGCTTGGAGTCAAGCACCGGCTGCGTGCGCGTGCGGGTGCTCATGCGAATCTGACGCATACGGGTCAGGGACACACTCGACTTGGGAGCGTCCTGGATAATCTGGGTGGCGTATTCGGTGGGGATGAGTCCGCCGCCGAGGTCGCCGCTGGTGATGATGGAGTTCACGTTGGAAGTCATCGTCATACCTTCTTTCTATGAGGTGGATTATTTGCGTTTCTGCTTGAGGAACTGATCGCGAAGCCAATCGCCGGATGTGTCGGATGGCGCGGGAGGCTGGTTGGATTCGGAGGAGGCGTGCACCTTCGGCTTGGTCTTCTCGGCGATGTAGTCGGCGAGCGCCTTGCCGTTGGCTTGCATTTCTTCGAGGGTGGAGCCGTGGAGCAGTGCGATGGGCACGCCGGTTTCCTTGGAGACCTGCGTCTTCCATTCGTTCTGCTGTTTTTCCGCCTCGTAGGCAGCGTTCTTGGCTTCAAGCTCTTTGATGTGCTTGGCTGTCTTTTCGGCTTCGGACAGTTGGGCCTCCTTGAGCTGTTGCAGTTCGTCGGCGGCTGTCTTGTTGTCCTTGGCGCGTTTCTCCCATTCGCGGGAATGGGCGACGGCCTCCTTGTATTTGGCCTCGTAGTCGATTTCGGGCGGCTTCGCTCCGTTCTCGGCCGATGCCGCCTGCTGGTTACCGTTGGCCTCTTCGGTCATGGTTCCTCCTGTGGTTCGGGCCCGTTTCGGGCATAAAAAACCACCCGTGCGGGTGGTTGGGGAAAATTCAGTGCGAACGGGACGGTCTGGGTACTCCATACCCGTCCTTGTATCGGTCTGGGTAAAGCCGGCGCATCAGGTAGACAAGCGTGTTCGGGTCGTTGGGATTGTCGGGATTGCCTTTTGTGGTGGCCTTTATCATCCGATAGGTGTCGTCGTCCAGGCCGCCGTTCTCGATGAGGCTGCGGGCGTGCATGTATTCCGAGTACATGCGGTCAGGGTCATAACCCTCGATGTGAGCTTGGTCCCTGTCCCATTCGGGCACGATCTGGCAGTCGCAGTCGTCGTGGAACAGTCTGAACGAGCCTTTGACGTATTTCGCGGTCTTCTCGCTGCGGTACACCCAGCCGCGCGAGCAGAGCATCGTGCAGAACGCGCACGTCTTCGCGCCTCTCGGCACGCGCGCGTACCGTGGTTCGGACGGATCGTGCTCGCACAGGCGGGCGATGGTTTCGCGCCCCGAATACATGACCCAGCGCATCATCGCGCCGACAAGATACGCCTGCATGGTCTGCGGGTCCGTCCACAGGTGGCCGGCCTGCCAGCGTATGGTCTTGTCGATGCCGTCGCCGGGAAACGAGTCGGACAGGTCGTACTCCCACGGGTCGGGCACCGATTCGCCACGGACGCGCATATACCATTCGTAGGCGGCCTGCGCCGCGAGGTCGCCGTATTTGACGACCAGTTGCGGCACGTAGTCGAGCAGCATGTCACGCTGCCATTCAGGGCTGAGCTGTTGCAGCGTCTCCCACAGTTTCGCCAGATCGCGGCGTGCCAGTTCCACCGCCCGAGCTTGGCTGGCTTGCAGCTGTTCCAGTTGCCGGTTGTCCGTCATCCTTGTTGCCTCCGTTCACGAGGGAGTCAAGCACGCTGCGGGTCTCGGCCTTGCGCTTGTCGACCAACAGGCGTGTGATATCGGAATCCGTGTAGCCGAGCTTCTCCAACACCACGTCGGAGTTGGCGAGCCATGGAATGGCCGTCACCTGCTTCACGATGGCATCGGAGAGCGCGGCCTGCGATGGGCGTTCGGGGTCACGCCAGTTGACCTGCAACCGATTGAGCTCGTCGCTGTCCTCGCTGGTGCCGTTGAGGATGGCGATGTCCCTCGCGGCCTTGCGTAGCTGCACGCCGATGGCGCGGCAGGCGTTCTTCGCCTCGATGACAAGTTCGCTTTCCGCCGCCATGATCGCTTCCGAAGAAGAAGGGCCGGAATCCGTCATCACGCCGAACTGGCTGAGCGGCACGCCGGTCGCGCCGCTCATGCGTGCCGCGAGGGCGCGAAGCATGTCGGTGTGCGGCTGCATGGTCATCTGCGTGAACTGGCCGATGACGGGTGCCTGGCCGTCCTCGTTGAGGCTGATGTTGAGCATCTTCGAGATGGTGGCTTCCCAGCCGGTCAGCTTCCTGCCGTTCTTGTCCTCGGGCGGCTCGTCCGCGCCGATGAGGTAACGTTGCGGGCTCGAATAGAATTCGGCGCTTACCTCCATGCGCAGCATGGTGCGCACCGCCGTGTCGGTGATGCTCATGACCTCACGGCTGATGCGCGAGCGGCCAAAGGGGCGGTTCAGGTCCTGATGGTAGGGGATCAGGTACACAGGCACATGATCCATGTACGTGTTACATGGAGCGTCCGCATGATAGCGGCCTGATTGCGTGCGGCGGATGCAAATCGTGTAGCCGGGCATGTAGAGCATGAGCTCGGAAGGCACGATGGTGTTCGCCTGCGCGTACTGTGAGCGGTCGATATCGGTTATCGACAACGCCGCCGACAGGCCGCGACGGGCGTAATCCCACAGGCCGGTCTCATAGAGCGCGCTACGGAACGACACGGACACCTTCGAGCGCAGACCATCCTCGGGTTCCGCGCTGCGCACGTTCAGGAACGAGCATGAGTGAATGAGCGCGCTGCGGATGGCCTGCGGCAATTCCACGTCGAAGTCGTTGTCTGAAAGAATCGAATCCAAACCCAACGGATCGCGGCTGTCGTCGCCGACTCCGACGAAACCATCGAACACGATGCGGTCGGCCAAAGCGTCCACCGATTTCTGCGGCCAGCCCACGACCTCGCTTATCCCCGCCATGCTGTCCGGCACGGCGATGGACAGATTCTTAAGCTCGTTGCGCCCGTCGTAGTATTTGGTGCGCAAAAGGTTACGTTCGAGCTTCTGGGACCATTGACGTATCATCAAATCCCACGGTTCTCGGCACTCGTCGGGCAGATTATCGACCTGCACGTTTTCAAGACTGGGAATCTGCATCAGAATGCCACCGCCTTCGCTCTTCTTCCCGGATGACGTTTGGAAGTCTTGACGTTCCAATACGCGAGAGCCACCGCTTCCACGGGACTCACGTCGATGTTCTCCATGGACGGCTCGTAGCCGAACCCGTCGCCGATTTTCCTGTGCTTCGCATGACCCACCGCCTCGTCAAGCAGAGGCTGGCCGAAATGGGTAAGCCCATGGTCGTTCACGGCCTGTTCGAGCATCGAACAAGCGTCCGCCACGTCGGAAGGGCGCGGAACCACAATCACTCTTTTCGACACGCCCTTGTCGATGAGGCTGTTGACCAGGGTGGGGGCTCCCACGCGCCCGTCGATGATGATGCCGATGGCGTTGCGCCATCGTTCCGCACCGTTCTTCTCGGCGGTCAGCCAGTCGGCCAGCCAGCCGGTGCCGCCGCGCATGCTGCGCGAGGCGATGACCTCCACGTGCGGCAATTCACTCGACTTGCGGGGCGGGCGCACGCACGCCACGAGGGTGACGTTCGCGCCGTCCGCGCTGAACTTGACCGCATACGAGTTGTAGCCATCCATGCAGGGCTTGTCGGTCTTGCACTTGGCCCACTCGTCAACATCGATATCGGACAGCGCGCCGGCCTGATCGTTCCACCAGCCGAGACGTTCGCGGGCGAAACCGTCCGGCGTCATCTTCTCCGACTCGGAAACGACCACGCTTTTCAACAGGCGGGTGCCGAGCGATGGATTGTACCGGTACCAGCGTTGCTGGTCGTGCACGTCGCCGATCTCGTTCGCCGCCCATTCGAACCAGCACAGGTTCTTCGGCGGCTTGTCGCGATGCGCGTTGCGGCGCATGCGCGCGAACACCGTGCCCGGCGAAGTCGGCGGGGTCGGCGTGCCCGTGTAGATGGTCAACGGATTGCCCGAGGGTGCCGACGAGATGGCGGGCTGTATGGCCTCCATCTGCTCGTCGGTCAGCTCCTGCGCCTCGTCGCACACCAGCACGTCCACCGTGAAGCCACGGCCCGAACTCTTCGAACGGGCGATGAACTCAATGCTGCCACCGTTCTTCAACACGATGGCCTCCTGGCCGTTCGTGGCCCGGATATAGGTGACCAACTCCGCCAGTTCGGGGAACTTGCGCGCGTTCTCGAAGTAGTATTTCATGCGCAGGAAATGCTTGCGGCAGGTCTTCACCTCATGCGCCGTATGCAGAATCTTCATGCCGAGGATCGCGGCAAGGTACAGCTCCGTGAACTCGAGAATCGCGTTCTTGCCGTTCTGACGCGGCACCGCGCACCCGCAATCCGACGCCGCCCATTGCAGCTTCGAATCCGTGGCGAGCCAACCCTCGAGCACGATGCGCTGCCACTTGTCCGGCTTCATGTCGTAGCCGGCGGCGAGCGCGCACGCCTCGCCTCCCTCGGACTGCGCGTGCTTGGGAACCAGAGCGAAGCTAGGTTCCTGTACGCCTCTTCGTCTTGCCACCCTCGATCACCCTCAGCTTCCGTCGTTCGGCTATCTCGTCAAGCGGCGTATGCCGCTCCTGCTTCTGGACTTCCGCCGGCATGATCTGGCTGCGTGCGGCTGGTGTGATGCCGTAATCCTGCAACAGCTTGTTCAGTATGGGCACGCTGGCGAAATTGCCGGAACCCCAGATGTCCGCGTGGATCAGTGCGGCGTTCATGAGGTTGTCCCAGTCGGCCTCGGTCCACGAGTCCGCTCCGGGGGTGGAAGCCAAATGCTCCCACCATCGCACGGTCGCCTCCGGCCATTCGATGCCGTCAGGCAACTGTGGCTGCGTTATCGTGGTCTTGGCCAACTGGATCACCTCGAATCAATGTCTAGGAGCCGCTGGAGCGACTCGCGCGAGCGGAACCGGCTGCACGAGAGAAATCAAACTCGCCCTGCACGTATCTCGGACGCATGACAACCACCTCCATCGGGAAAATCAGGAGCCTTAGGAACGCGAGCCGCCGCGAGAAAAAGCGCTGCGGATACGACCGGCCACATTACGCACCGCATTGCCGGCGCTCTGGAACAGGTTACGCACGATCCACCTCCTTTCCAGTAACGATGTGGACAAGAAAAATCGGGATCTACCGTTTCCAGCCTGCACTGCGGTATCTGTTCCATTCGTCGTTGAACCGCTTGTCGAACGCCCGGTCTCGGCGTGCCTGGGCGTTCTTCCATGACTGAGAAACGCCGGCTTCAAGATCGCTGACTCCCTGTTCCTTGCGTTTCTTCATCAACGCGCGCATCTTGAGGGTATCCTGCCATAGCTTCGATATACGTTCGTCGGATAAGCCCTGTTTGCGGTATTGTGATATTCGCTCTTTCGAGAAGCCGACGCCGGAAAGCGTTGAGCCCTTCGAGCGTGAGCGGGATGAGTTGCCGCCGCTCCCGCTGCTGGACGAGCGGGAAGCCGAAGAAGAGCCGCGTCGCATGAGAACCTCCCAATGAAAAAGCCGCCACATAGGGACGGCTTGAACGAAAAAAATATTGTTTACCGGTTCACGATCCGCTCGATCGCGACGCGGAACGGGACGCACTCACACGCAGGGCGGACACACCGCCACCGGATGAACCGGAAGAGCGACGCCCATACCCCGTATAGCGGATATCGTTGGTGCTCGCATAACGGACTCGCCTCATAACTCACCTCCCAGCTTCCGAGCTACGGCCATACCATCGAGGTATTTATCTCCGAGTTTGCGAAGACCATACTCGGCAAGGAAAGAATCCTTGTCGTCTCGCAACGGGAACGCGATGGCGAACCAGTATTCGGAATCGGTCGGCTCCACGAGCTTCCTGGGACTGCAAGCCGAAACCAGCGCCCTGTGCAGGGCGGCGAACTCGGCGAGACAATCCTTCTCCAGATCATCGGAGTACTTGACATCGGCGAGCGGGTCAGGCGTCTTCTCCGCGAACCCGAGACCAGCACCGAACCCGACTCCGGCACCGAACGCCACGGCGGACGACTTGGCCGGCTTGTACGGGGCGAGTAGCTTCTCGATATCACGGTACGCATAGATCCGGTGGTTTTCGCCGAAGCCAAACCGTTCACGCCACCGCGCCATCTCGGCGGGGGAGGGGAAACACAGGCACAGCCAGAACTCGGTGTCGGTCGCATCCACGAAACGCTTGCGCTCCGCACGGGCGCGCTCCCGGTACTCCTTCGCGTTCTCGTCCAGATTTTCCGGCACCGGCTTCACAGCCTTCTTGCCCTTGGACTTCTTGGAAAAGTCGAATCGGAAATCACCTGACATGATCCACCTCCAACAAGGGAAACCATTCAAGCAGCATCGCGTAATCGTCCGGTGCCTTGTCCTTGAGCACCTTGGTGAACCTCTTATCGATGCCATCGAACGAACGCCCGAACCACGCATAATCACACGGCAGCTCGATATCATGCGATCTGATGCAGTCCAGCACCTCGCCCTTGAGCCAATCCCCGATAGGAGAGACCTTCTTGAGATTGCGCCGCCAGTACCCGTACTGGACGAACGCGCCACGACGCTGAATCGAATCGGCCGCACGCACGCCATCCGCGCACCACGTGCTCTTATCCAAGCCCACGTCGGCGCGGATGAAATCCCACATCTGCTCATACGACGGCTCCGGCAAACGCGCCGCCTCGATATAGCGCAGACGTTCGGGAGCCTGGAACACCGCATTGTTCAACCACCGGTACAGCGACGGGTGCGGATACCTTTTGATTCGGGTCTGGAACTTCTGCTCGAAATAATCAAGCTCCTCGTCCACGAACCTCAAACCGGGCACATAGTACAAATACGCGGGAACGACCTCGATGCCCATATCCCGCATCGCCAGCCACGCGGCTATGGAATCCTTGCCGCACGAAAACGCCAACAACACGGGCCTGCCATCAGCGGCCAGCTTCTCGCGCACCGCCAGACTCGTACCCTGATTACGAATAACCGTGGTCACTTCGGCCACCTCCTTCCCGTCATGCGAATAAACCGCGAACGCGAATAAAACTCGACACCGGCACGCCGGAAACTCGACTCCGACGACTCCACGAACACATGCAACCCATGTCCACTGGACGAAACCTCCGCATAGATCGCATCCGGCAACAGCTCCAACGCCTTCGCGGGCGGACTGGTCAAATCAACATGGTCGAAATCCCAGCACGCAAGCCCATCGCCGAGCATGATGCCATAGCCGTCGCCGGCCTTCGAGCGCATGACCTCCGGGTATGACGCCCAGGTATCGGGATCAGTCGAACTGGCTGGTGACCCATCGCACATAATCGGGCGCTTGCCATCGGCGCGCACCCAACGGCGCAATGCCTTGAGTTCCTGCGGTATCTGATGTTTGCGGCTCCACGCCTTGCGGCATCTGTCCGAGCAAAACAGTCTCGGACGCCTAGGGTTCGGTGTGGATTGAAAGAAATGGCCGCAATTCCTACATTGGTTGACCATAGCTATAACTATAGCATATATTCCAATGGGTTGCAACCATAATTTCGTGACATATCAAAACTGCGGAGAATCAAACGTAACAGCCTCGAAAACAAGCGAGGCAAAAGTGTCAAACCAGCTCCGAAACGGCTCGCACGGGCGCTCGCAGGCACCCCAACGGCCAAACGTACGATACTCCACGCGGATTGCGGGGGGACGGCGGCGCTAGGACCTGTGGGGAGCCTTGCATGGGAGGGGGAGGGTATGGCCCCCGGTTACCATTGGCGGCTGATTGGGATGGTGTTTTGTGGTTGTTTTTTTGTGTTTTGGTGGCCTGTGGTGTTGGCGATTATTTTGTTGCTTTTTCTTTGGTTGCAGATTCTGTGTGTGAGTTGTGTGTTGTCATAGCTGGTTGGTGATCCGCCTCGGCTGTATGGGATGATCTCATCGAGTTCGCAGCTGAGTGGGTGTGGTGTTTTGAGTGTGAGGTCTATGGGTTTGCCGCACAGCGGGCAGATCGGTATTGGTCCTTCGGCTGCGATGTGTCTGGCCTTGCATTTGCGGCGGGCTGCTCCATTTTGGTATCGGCCTGAGCCTGCCTTGTTGCTCATGTTCCCATCCTGTGTGTTTGGTGGCTTGGGCGAGATTCGAATTCGCGATCCAGTGGCAGTGTTTACTGGATGTCACGCTATCCCAGCGTGACCGGTTAGTCCTCTACCGTACGCAAGCCGTGGCGGGCTGACTGGCACCGGCGCTTTGGACGCTGCCGGCGGAGTACTCTCAGCCCATGAGATACGGAGGATATGAGTAAAGCCCCTGAGATGTATGTCCCAGAGGCTTTCACACTTATCCTGATACGGAGTATACCACGGGGTGGATTCACCCTACTCCTGTCTGTGTTTTGTTTTTTCAGGCGGCTTGGATGGTAAGGCGTCCGCCGAGGGCGTGGATTACCTTGGCGATGGTCTGGAAGCTGGGGTTTCCGTCCTTGCTGAGGCTTTTGTAGAGGCTTTCGCGCCCCACGCCCGCGTCCTTGGCGATCTGGGTCATGCCTCGAGCCTTGGCGACGTTGCCGAGTGCGGCCTGCATGAGTGCGGGGTCGTCGTATTCGGCTATGGCGTTGAGGTAGGCGATGATGTCCTGTTCGTTTTCGAGGTATTCGCTGGTGTCGTAGTCGGTGATTTCGGTGCTCATTGCTGCTCCTTGTAGTCGTCGAGTATGGCGTGGGCTTGTTTGATGTCGGTCTGCTGGGTGCTTTTGTCGCCGCCTGCGAGCAGCAGCATGAGCACGTTGCCGCGCGTGGTGAAGTAGACGCGGTATCCGGCTCCGATGTGGAACCGCATCTCGCTGACCGGGCCTCCCACGGGTTTGATGTCGCCGAACGGCCTGCCGGCGAGCTTGCAGGCGTCGAGCCGGGCTTGGATGGCGGCTTTCGCCTCGCGGTTCCTGAGTTTCTTGAACCACTTGCGGTATTCGGCGGTTTGCTTGATTTCCATACCCTTATTGTATCTCACAGGCTACACTATGTCAAGCCGGGCGGCCGCTGGAACCCATCGCCAACGCCAGAATCTCCCGTATGTTGAACTCCCAGTAGCCGTCATCGACCGGCTTGCTGCTGGGCAGCTTGCCGCGGTTGAGCCAGTTGCTGATCTGCTTGCGGCTGACCTCGTATCCGTAGTTGTCCTTGAGCCACTGGCTCATGCCCGCAGGGGTCTTGGTCAGGTGGATTGCCTCGGCCTTGTCTCGGCTCTGCTCGCGCAGCTCGACCACGTTGATTGGGTTGCCGCATTTGCATAGCAGCAGCGATTCTCCCTTCGCGGCCATGACCTCGCGTCCGCATTCGGGGCAGACGCCGATTATCCGGCGCGTGCGCGGCCTTCTGTCCACCAATGGCATGATGCGCTGGTTCATGCGGATCAATTGGCGCAGGAATCGGCCCGCGTGCGTGGCCTGGCATAGCCATGCGAGATGTGACTGCATGCGGGGGATTAGGCGTTGCCATTTGTCGCTCCACACGGCTCCCGCGTCGTACCATGCGTCCTGCAGCAGGATTTCGGCTTCGTCCAGCAGGTCGATGGCGTGCATGTTGACTGGTGCGGGTGCCTCGCCGCCCTGCGGTTTCCCGCCGCTGCCGGGCTCTGTGAGCTTGTACTCATGCCGTGCGACCCGCTGCAATAACTGCATGTTGCGGTGTAGCTGGTGGAGTGTCTTGGCGTAGGTGCGGCGGCAGTCCCGGCAGAGCGTCCATGGTGCCTCGACCTGCTGGTTGCCGCAGTATTGGCATGGTTCGGTGGTGATGAACATTATGTTGAAACCCTCCACGTTCCGGCTATCATGGTGCTTGGTGAGCGTGCCCTCCGCCTGTTGGTGGAGGGTTTCGTTTTGTCTTTCGTTGGATTCAGTGTTTTTACGCTGAATTCAGTCATGTATTCGCGTGTGTTTATCGGTATTTTTCAGACCAGTGGTTCGATGGATTCCGGTGTCCACGCGTCCGCGCGTGATTTCGGCGGTTCGGGATGCTCGATCACGTACAGCACCTCGCTCAACGGCAAACCGAGGAGTTTCGCCGTGTACTCGGGTGTCGCGGCCTTGCCTTTATGCCATTTGAGTATCATCTCACGCTGGTTGTTCGTCGCGCTCATGATTCCTCCTTGAGCGTGGCGACATATGCGATGGCCTTGCGTTCACGCTTCGCGTACCTCTCGCACTTGCGTTTGAGACGTTTGA